TTATAGGAGGCTTTATGAGAAACATTGAAATTGATATCGAGACATATTCCTCTGTCAGCCTGCCGAAATGCGGTGTGTACAAATACGCGGAAAGCCCGGATTTTGAGATCTTGCTGTTCGGATACAGCATAGACGGCGGTAAGGTCAGGACCATAGATCTCGCCTGCGGTGAAGAGATCCCGGCAGATATCCTGGATGCCTTGGCAGACGATAGCGTGACCAAGTGGGCGTTCAATGCGCAGTTTGAGCGTGTCTGCCTGTCCAGGTATCTGGCGGATATGGGTATCAGCCCTGATCCGTTCCACGATAATCATCCGCTCTCAAGGGAATGCGCGAGATTTCTGAATCCCGGGTCCTGGCGGTGTTCTATGGTCTGGTCTGCATATATGGGTCTTCCTCTCTCCTTGGAAGGGGTCGGTGCGGTGCTGGGGCTTGAAAAACAGAAGCTGACCGAAGGAAAAGACCTGATCCGGTATTTCTCTGTGCCGTGCAATCCGACCAAGTCCAACGGCGGACGCACAAGGAATCTGCCGGAGCATGACACGGAAAAATGGCAGCGGTACAAGGTGTATAACATCCGGGACGTGGAAACGGAAATGCAGATACAGCAGAAACTGTCAAAGTTCCCGGTCCCGGAGGAGATATGGGAGGAATATCACATCGACCAGGAGATTAACGACAGGGGGATCCGCGTGGATATGCCGCTTGTGGAGCAGGCAATCGCCATTGATGAACTGTCCCGGAAAAGGCTCACGGCTGCCATGAAGGATATAACTGACCTTGATAATCCCAACAGCGTGGTGCAGATGAAGTCCTGGCTTTCGGATAACGGTCTGGAGACAGAGACACTCGGCAAGAAAGCTGTAGCTACACTGATCGAGGAAACGGGCGGCGAGGTGTCGGAGGCGCTGTCCCTCCGGCAGCAGCTTGCCAAATCATCGGTGAAAAAGTATCAGGCCATGCAGAATGCCGCCTGCAGGGATAACAGGTGCAGAGGGATGTTCCAGTTCTACGGTGCCAACCGTACCGGCCGCTTTGCCGGAAGGCTCGTGCAGCTGCAGAATTTGCCGCAGAATCACATGGAGGATCTCGCCGATGCAAGGGCGCTTGTAAGAAACGGTGATTTCGATGCCCTGGACATGCTTTACGAAGATATTCCTGACACGCTCTCTCAGCTGATTCGTACCGCCTTTATCCCGGCTGATGGGCAGAAGTTCTATGTAGCAGACTTTTCTGCTATCGAGGCAAGAGTTATCGCCTGGTTTGCCGGAGAGGACTGGCGGACACAGGTCTTTCAAGACGGCGGCGATATCTACTGTGCATCCGCAAGTCAGATGTTCAAGGTGCCTGTTGAGAAGCATGGTGTAAACGGGCATCTCCGGCAGAAAGGCAAGATTGCGGAACTGGCTCTCGGATATGGCGGATCAGTCGGTGCGCTCAAAGCAATGGGTGCTCTTGATATGGGGCTTGCCGAGGAAGAACTGCAGCCACTTGTTAATGCCTGGAGGCAGTCTAATCCGCATATCGTCCGCTTCTGGTGGGATGTGGATACGGCTGTGAAGAAGGTCATAAAGCAACGGAAGGCTCAGACGGTAAAGGGCGTGAAGTTCTTTTATCAGAGCGGGATGCTGTTTATCACTCTGCCATCCGGCAGAACCCTCGCCTACGTCAAACCTCGTATCGGAGAGAACCGTTTCGGCGGCGAGTCCGTTACCTATGAAGGCGTAGGCGGTACAAAGAAATGGGAACGCATCGAAAGCTACGGTCCCAAGTTTGTGGAGAACATCGTGCAGGCAACATCAAGGGATATTCTGATGTATGCCATGAAAACGCTCCGGTGCTGCAGCATCGTTGCCCATGTGCATGATGAACTGATAATCGAAGCTAACCCAAGAATGAGCCTGGAAGTTTTGTGTGAGCAGATGGCACGTGTTCCTCCCTGGGCGAAAGGGCTGATCCTTCGTGCAGACGGATATACCTGTGATTTCTACAGAAAAGATTGATAAATTCTCTCAAACCGTCAGATTTCACCTCCCGCCGGGGCTACCTGGTAGGAGGTGTTTTCTATGCAGGTAATACAGACCATAGATGGCAAAGTGAATCTGGCGGATGTGCCGAAGCCGACCAACGATGAAATGCAGAACGAATATAACTATTTACTGGCCGAGCAGTTGACAAAGAAGCTCCTTGATGCGGGGCTTATCACCGATGACGAATTCACCAGAATTATGGCGAGAAACCGCAGATCTTTCTCCCCATTCATATCGAAAGTTATCGATAAATAGCTTGCTGTTTAGGGGCTTTAGAGTGATGTATATACTACCCCAAGTGAAAGGAGGCGAGACAATGGCAAGGATAACAAAGATCGAGGCAACGAAGGACAACAGCAAACGTAAACTTCGTGTTGCAGCCTATGCCAGGGTATCTACGGATTCCAATGAACAGCTGGTCAGCCTGGAAACACAGAAGAACCATTACGAACGCTACATCAAGGCAAGACCGGACTGGGAATATGTCGGACTATATTATGACGAAGGTGTGAGCGGCACTTCAATGGACAAGCGTGACGGTCTGCTCCACATGCTGGACGATTGCGACCGGGGACTAATCGATTATATTATCGTGAAGTCCATCAGCCGCTTTTCCCGTAACACGGTAGACAGTATCGAAACGGTCAGACGGCTTTGCGAGAAGGGCATATACATCTTCTTCGAGAAGGAGAATATTGACACGGGCAAGATGGAGGGCGAACTTCTGCTCTCCATTCTTTCAAGCCTGGCGGAGAGCGAATCCCACTCCATTGCGGAAAACAACAAGTGGAGCATTCAGAAACGTTTCCAGAATGGTACCTTCAAGATTGGCTATACGCCATACGGTTACGACAACGTGGATGGTCAGATGGTGGTCAATGAAGAGCAGGCTAAAACGGTGCGGTGGATATTCGAGGCGATCCTTTCCGGCATGTCTCCGGGGACTATTGCAAGAAAACTGAATGAGAAGGGTATCCGAACCAAGCGCGATGGCAGATGGACCGGGCATACGGTAAACGGCATGATACGCAATGAAAAGTACACAGGCGATGTGATCATGCAAAAGACCTACACCGATGACAGATTCAATCGCCACATCAACCGAGGTGAAAGAACGCAGTACCTTGCACGGGACCACCATGAACCGATCATCAGCCATGAGGCATTTGAGGCGGCAAATGCCATCATCAATGCAAACGGTCTGGAAAAGGGCATCCATAAGGATGAGGACAAATATAAGAACCGTTACGCCATGTCCGGTAAGATCATCTGCGGAGAATGCGGAGGCACCTGGAAGAGGGTCAAGCTGGCGAATCATTTCGGCTTTTCCTGCAACACCCATGTGCGCAATAAAACCGCCTGCAGCATGAAGACAATTGCCGAAGAGCCAGTCAAGGCTGCTTTTATCACATTGATGAACAAGCTGACCTACGGCAGGAGCCTGATTCTTATTCCTTATGCGGAAATGCTGAAAAGTAGTCAGCGGTCAGGAAATATCGACAGGCTGACGGAACTGGACGAGATGCTCGAAAAGAACACAGAGCGAAGAAGCCAGATCACACAGTTCTTTACAAAGGGGCTGCTTGACCCGGCGGTTTACGCCGAAGAGAGCGATGATCTTACGGAGGAGGCAGACAGACTGTCAGAAGAGAGAGATTTCCTTACTACGCAGATGAACGGAAACCGGGATCAGACGGAGGCATTGGACAGACTTCTTAAGTACACTGCGAAAGGGACGATGATTACGGAGTTCGATCCCTCCCTGTTTACAGAGCATGTTGACCGCATTGTGGTCTATGAAAGAACGGAGATCGGATTCGCCATGAAGTGCGGACCCATGTTCCGGGAAAGGATATAAGATGCAGCACACACCATATGGATATGACATCATTGGCGGCAAAGCGGTCATAAATGAAAAGCAGGCCGATGATGTAAGGCGGATATGCCGAAACTACCTGTCGGGGATGTCCTTCAAGAATGCGGCATCTGCGGTCGGGCTTACCATGAGCCACTGCGGAGTGAAAAGGCTGATGCTGAATGAGCGGTATCTTGGCGATGAGTTCTATCCGGCGATTCTGACGGAGGAGACAGTTCGGAAAGTTGAAGCTGAACGCATCCGCCGGGAAAAGGCACTCGGGCGGGACAGACGGAAAGGCAAAGGCGCTCCCAAAGGGGTCTACTACACAGGCTTTTCCGCACTAAAGATTGCCATGAAATACAAGGACCCGGTCGAGCAGGCAGAGTACGCCTACAGCCGGATCAGGAATGAGGTGAGCAGTTAATGGCAATGGCACAGAATATCACGGTGATTCCGGCGAGACGCACGGTCGGAACGCAAAAGAAAACAGAAAAGGTACAAAAGACCAGAGTAGCTGCCTACTGCCGTGTCTCCACAGAATTTGAAGAACAGGAATCGAGCTACGAGGTCCAGGTCGAGCATTACACTTCTTATATCAAGAGCAATCCCGAGTGGGAGCTGGTCGAGGTGTACGCGGATGACGGAATCTCCGCAACCAACACAGCCAAACGTGAGGCATTCAACCGCATGATACAGGATGCCAGGGACGGAAAGATCGACCTGATCCTCACCAAGTCAATCAGCCGCTTCTCCCGTAACACGGTAGACTGCCTGAAATATACGCGGGAACTGAAAGGACTCAACATTGCCGTTTTCTTCGAGAAGGAAAACATCAATACCCTGGATGCGAAAGGTGAAGTCCTTATGACCATCATGGCGGCGCTTGCACAGCAGGAGTCAGAGTCGCTTTCTGCAAACGTCCGCCTCGGCATCCAATTCCGAAATCAACAGGGCAAAGTCCAGGTCAACCACAACAGGTTCCTCGGATACACCAAGGGCGATGATGGAAAGTTGGTCATTGTCCCAGAGGAGGCGGATATCGTCAGACGCATCTATGCCGAGTACATGGACGGAGCAAGTTTCCTGCAGATAAAGCGTGGGCTTGAGGCTGACGGTATCCTAAACGGAGCGCATAATGAAAAGTGGCATGAAAGCAATATCAAGCAGATCCTTACCAATGAGAAGTACATAGGGGATGCGCTCCTGCAAAAGACTTATACGGTCAACACACTGGAGAAAAAGCGCGTAGCCAATAACGGCCTTGCACCGAAGTACTATGTGGAAGGCAGCCACGAGCCAATCATCGACAAGGACGTTTTCC